CGACATCGAGAGCGTCGACAGCTTGCGCGACCGGGTGCTGTTCCGGATCCGCAGGCCGCCGATGGGTGGCGATGCGGATGACTACGTGGCTTGGGCGCGCGAGGTGCCGGGCGTGACCCGCGCGTGGTGCGCGCCGAACGCGATGGGGCCCGGCACCGTCATCGTGCGGTTCATGATGGACGACCTGCGGTCATCGAGCGGCGGCTATCCCACCGACGACGACTGTGCAGCGGTCAAGGCGCACCTCGACACGCTGCGGCCGGTGACGGTTCGCGACCTGTTCGTCGTGCCTCCGGTCCCGCAGCCGGTCGATGTCACCATCGGCAATCTCTACCCGAACAACGCCTCGACCCAGGCCGCGATCGTCAGCAGCATCGGCACCATGCTCCGGCAGCGTGCCGCGCCGGCCAGGGCCGTGAATGGAGCGCTGGCCGACGCGCAGACGATCTACGCAGCCTGGATGTCCGAGGCGATCTCGGCGGCCGAGGGCGTCGACTACTTCGATCTGTCCTTCTTCGACACGCCCATGGCGAACGGGGGCTGCATGGCCGAGCTCGGTACGGTCACCTTCGTCTGATGGCCGATCCCTTCATCCGCCGGTCGGCCGACGACTACGCGCAGGGGCTGTCCGATCTGCATCCGGTCGGGGCCGCTTGGCCTCGGGCCGAGCCGCCCGCTCCGGATGACGACACGCCGCGTGGCGATGACGAGGCGCTCTCCGATCTCGACCGAGGGCTCGCCAAGGTCTGGGGCGACAAGGTCGATGCCCGCGCAGCCGATCTGCTCTTCATTGAGACCGACCCACGGTACGCGAGCGACCTACTCCCGGATTGGGAGACCGCGTTCGGCCTTCCGGATCCGTGCGTTCAGCGCCCGCAGACCCTGGAGGAGCGACGGCTCGCCCTCGTCACCAAGCTTACCACCGAGGGTGGGCAGTCCAGGCCCTTCTTCATCGCGATGGCGGCCGCACTCGGTTACGCGATCACGATCCGGGAATATTCACCCTTCATGGCCGGCCTGAGCCGCGCGGGCAGTTCGAACTGGTCGGTCGGCAGCCCCGGCATCCGGTTCTATTGGGTCGTGACCGTGACCGGGGCTCGCCTGTCCTGGTTCCGCGGCGGTCAAGGCCACGCCGGCATCGACCCGCTGTGCCGGATCAGCCGAGCCGAAGATCTTGAGTGCCGGCTGCGCCGCTTCAAGCCCGGACACACCGAGCTGATCTTCAACTACACCGGCGTCTGACGCCGCCTCCGGAGTTCTGGAATGGATCGCGTCGGCCCCTTCGACACGTCTACCTTAACCGTCCCCTACGGCTCGCTCGCTGCGTGGCAGAACGCGGCGCCACAGAGCAACATTGAGGGGTCCGTGCCCTCAGTCGAGGCCTGGACGCACGCGATCGAGGAGGTTGTCGGAGCGGAGGAAGCCAGCGGCCAAACGCCGGACCATACGAAGCTTCGGCAGCTCGCGCAGGCCATCTCGCTGGGCATCCAGGTCAACTACGGTGCAGCGGCCAACCTTCTCGCGGTCGCCATCCATGGCACGGCCAGCTTCGCGAAGCTGCTGCCCGGCATGCGCTTCTACGGCTTCGTGCAGGTCGCCAACACCGGCGCCGTTCAGGCCGTGGTATCCGGGTTCGGGGCCGGCAACGGCACCTATCCGGTGGTTCGTTCGGACGGTTCGGCACTGGCCAAGGGCGACCTCGTGGCCGGCGGCTTCGTCGAGCTACGGGTGAACTCGGATGCCACCGGCTTTGTCTGCCCGACGGCCGCGCTCTCGGTGCTCAACGTCATCCAGAGCCAGTTCCTGATCACCGCGCCGGTTACCAAGACGATCGCGCTCACCGGCACGCCGGACTTCCCGACGCCGGCCGCCGCCATCGCGTGGCTCGGCAAGTACCTGATCACCTCGACCGGTTCCGTCACGTTCCAGATCGCCGCCGGGCAGTTCGTTTCCTCGGTCGGACTCGGCTGGGATCACCCCAACATCAACCGCGTCACCCTGAAGGGGACGCGCACGACGGCCGCGCCGACCGGCCTGATGGTCACGGGGTATTCTTCGACCGCCCGGGCCAACGACAGCGCGGCGAACCTCACGGCGCTCCGGGCGGTGTTTCAGACCGAGCTGCGCTTCACTCTCGGCACCGGGATCACCTGCGTCAGCCCTTCGCCAACCTTTCAGGATCTGCTGATCACCGGCGATGGCGCCGGGACCGAGGCCACGGGCGCCAACGGCCTGCAGCTTGTCGGCGGCGGGACGTTGAGCAACGTCGCCATTCACGGCTTCGCGGGCGCTGGCTTTCGGGCGGACAGCGGTCAGGTCGTCGTCTTGGCCAGCACCTCGTTCCTCATTAGCGCCTGCGGAGCCACCGCATCCGGCTCGATGGCGGCCAACAGCGGCGGCACCGTCGTCGTTAACGGCACAATCTACGTCGCAGGGGGCGGATCCCACGGAATCTCATGTCTGTCGGGCACGGTCCGCCGGAACGCGGGCGGGGCGGTCACCTGCGCCGGCAACGCGCTCAATGGGGCGAACTTCGACAACGGGAAATACGCCGGCGGCAGCGGGACCTTCAACTATAACGGCGGGAACGGGATCGCGGGCTATTTGTCCTCGCTCGACCTGTTCTTCTCGAATGCCGGGGGCAACGCTTTCTACGGGGTCTCCTGCGACGACACCCCAGCTGTCGCCCGCAATCTGACCTTCACCCCGGCCAACACCAGTGGGACGATCGCCGCGGTCGGTCCCGCGTCCCAAGTCGACGCGCTGAACGCGTCCACTAACGGCACAGAGAGCCCGGCGATCAACAACGTCGGTAACCGCGGCGCCAGCATCAGGACCTCGTGATGATCCTCGAATACGCGACCGACACCCGCCGCGTGTGGGGCACCTACGACGACGGGGCGACCATCGCGCCCCGCGCGGGTGCCGCTCTCATTGTCTTCACCGGCGACCTGTCCGGCCTGGATCGGCTGGGCGAGCTGCCGGAGGGCTGGCCGGAGGATCAGCCCGACTTCCGGCCCTATGTAGCGCCTGTCGCCGCGTTGGCCAACATCCAATCGGCGCTGAAGGCTGCGGTCGATGCGAAGGCCGAGGTGTTGCGGCTTACCCTGATTACACCCGGCACCGGTCAGGCGATGGAATATCAGGAAGCCTACGCGCAGGCGCAGGCAGCCCTAGCGGCGAGCGGCGCCGTGAAAGCGTCGGACTACCCAATGCTGGCGGCCACGATCGGCGTGGACATCGACCCGGAAAGCGGCAAGCCCGCCGCCGATGTGCTCGGTGTCGCCCGTTCAGTGAAGACCGCTTACGAAGCATTCCTCCAGGCCGGCGCGGCAATCCGGGGTGCTCGACTCCTCGCGAAGGCCGAAATCGACGCGGCGAGCGACGTCGATCATGCGCAGGTAATTTTCGCCGCGATTAAGTGGCCGGGGTTGAGCGTTTGAACGGCCGTACATCACGTATCGCGAATTTCTTACCAGCCTCGGCCCTCCTGTATACCGTACCTGATGTAGTGCAAAAAGGGGTTCATTCCAATCTCTGCAACGTCAGTGTTGGTATTTAGATAACCGAACGTCGAAAATCCGGGCGTAGGATCCGCGCCTTTCTTCCATCCGATATCAATATAGTGCTGGATCGC